TCTTGAGCCATTTGTTTACAATAAGAAATAAATTCCCTCATCGCTTTAATTTTCCCCTCTTCGGGATTAGTTGCAGACCCCTCACCAAAAGACACGGGATAAAATCTACAAAGGTCCAAATACTCACGTAATTCTTTTGGTGTCAGTGCTTTTGCTTTGTTTTTACCCGTTACTTCATTACCGATATTTCTATATCTATAAAGGTTTTCTGCTAATGTTCTACTATTAATACCATTCTTATTAGCCATTACTAAATTATAAACCCCCTCTTTTAAAGTTTTTGGGTTGTGACCTCTAGCTGTGATGATAGAGAATATGGAACCACCATTGATACATTCAACAAAGTCATTCCAAGACGGACCAACAGATGCAATTAATGCATCCATAATGAAACGTTTGTCACCCTTAACACCAAAATTTCTAAATGGGTCTGGTGCAAAATCTACAACAGTTGTTCCTTTATAACTAAAAGGTTCTTTTCCGATTTGGTGTCTGTGGTCTGCAAAGTCTTCAGTAGACATCGGAACTTCTTCGTCGTTTTCACTAAGAACCATGATTGATGTCGGCATAAACATTATATTATCATCCCAATCAAATGCATAGTATTTTGTGTCGGGATTTCCTTCTTCATCAAACCCTTCATTCAATCTTTTGACTCTTATGAAATCTTCAATAACTTTTTTAATTCTCATTATTTTTTAAGTTTTTCTAAAAGTTTTTCTAATTGCGATTCTGTGATAATGATATTTTGTTTTTTATCAGCAAAAGTTTGTTTTCCTTTAGTGTAATATCCTAAAGATTCTTTGATTAATTTTTTTTCTATTTTCATAGTTTTATGTGTTAAATAATTTATGGGGGATATTTCTACCCCCCACTCATTTTATTTTTTAAATATTGTCAAAAGACGCTCCTGTTGGTGTAATGACAAACTCGATGTCGATGTATTCTAACGCTCTTGTTGGCTTCAAGAAGATTTTACCTGTCAATGTATTTGAATCTAAATCTTCAGGTGTGTTAGATACTTGAACTCTAAAGTCAATCAAACCTCTATCTCTTCTAATTTGGTCCAAGATTGGGTTAACCGAATCCAAGAAGTCTTGTCTTACTTTGTTATCGTTTTGTTCAAACAATAATCTTACCGCCACCGCTGAAATCAATTTACGAGCTTGTAGTAACAATCTTCTTACGTTGATTCTATCAAGTGCAGATTCTCTAACTTGTAAAGTTTTGTTACCCCATATTACAGTACCTACATCTGAGAAGGTTGCAATCGGGTTGATTCTACCTTTGTATAAAGTATCTCTATCTTCTTGTGTTAACTTACGTCTTGCTCTAATAGCATTTACCAAACCTCTTGTATAACCCGCAGATGCGAACCAAGGGAATGCGATGTTGTCAGTTAACGCTAAGTTTCTTACAACCTCATAAGTTGGTGGGATATAAATTTGAGTGTTATTAACAGCATCTCTATTTAATACCCAAGGATAGTAAGTTGCGGTATAGTTTGAATCTATACCTGTAGTTTCTAAATTATCTACTGCCTCTTGTGGGTAAATTAAACCTTCACTAATATCTTGATAAGTTGGTAAGAACATATTAAAGTCAGGTGTCGTTGCAAGGTAAATAGAGTCGGCTCTATCTGTTTCAACCATATCAATTGCGTCTTCAACCAAGTTTGAGTTATTAACGTAATCAATACCAGGTGTTGCAAATATATTAATATTAGTTGACTCAGGATTTGCAAATGTCGTTTGACCCCATTTGTAAGCGTAGTAGTCAGTATTTGCCCATACCTCTTGGTTAGGTCCTGAAATTTGTTTGAACGCTCCCCATCCTGAAGCCGTTGGGTAAGTTACTGAACTTGCAGCTCCGAATTTAAATCCTGTTTGTCCAAGTGCAAATGAATCACCATTAGTTCTATATTCTCTATAAATGTCCCATCCATCAAATCCACCATAAGATAATAATGTAAACTTACGAGTGTTTAATTTGTAGTATGGGTTATCAGTATCTGTTGGTTCTGAATTAAATGAACCTACACCTACTTCAAATGCAGATTGTCCTGAAGTTGCATAACTATTAGTAATAGTTACAACTGTTGCTCCACTATCCATGTGGAAACCTTTAGTTAAATAACCCCAAGATGGTCCTGTAGTATCCGTAGCAAGATTTGTAGGTAATTGTTTTCCTTTATATTGGAAGAAATCGTAATCAAATCCACTGATATTTGAAATACCTAAATACGCTCTTCTTGGATTTTCACCACTTGAAATAACCGGATTGTCTCCACCACTTGTTGAACCAAAAGGTGGGTTATAAATTGTTTCACCTGCTGAGAAGTATTTAGTTTTGTAAGGGACAAATGGAGGAGTTGCATTTGCATATTCTCTCGATATGTACCCTTCAAATCCACAAGGTAAAGCATCTGTTGGTGCTTCATCACTCATCTCTAACATAACATATTTGGACTTAACTTGGTATTCACCATTAGATGTCCCAATTTTATTTGCTACGTAGTTGTTTTGTGTTGGGTCTAATGAACAGTTTGTAAAACTTTCTATAACTCTTACGTTTTGGTCGTTATCAAAGAAGTCTCTTACAAAAACATCAAACGTTCCACTATTAAATGAAATGTTTCCAATAGATAGTTTTACATATGTGTTAGCAGAGTTACCGTCTGAGATTAGAACAAACTTAAATAATTTGTAAACTGTATTACCTCTTAGTTCTGATACCACGTAAGGCGTTTCAGGTGTTTGGTATTGTTCTAAGTAGAAACCAATACTATCAGAATTACCTGACCTAGCACTTGGTAAATCAACTAAATCACAATATAAACCTCTAATTTTTCCTGCTCTATAACCTGTTTGTAAAAGTGCCGAATACGTTTCCTCAACAAATAAAGGGACTTCAGTTCTTGATTTACCAAAGTTAGATGCTCCAAATACATTTCTTAAATAGTTTTTGTTTGTGCTCTGCATTGATGTTTCAAAAGAGAACGTATCATTATCGTATGTTTTTCCTGAGATTTGGAAAGTTGAATATGGGTCCTTAGTAACTGCAGAATATGAACCCGTACAAATCATCGTAACATCAGTAATGCCGGTAACTTCGTAGAATGGTCCTGCGTTTGAAGAACTATAAGTAGTGATACCTCTTGACCTTAATGTTGCAACTACCATATCATCATATGTTGGATATGGTGCTCCTGAATAAGAAGTCGTAAAGAACGCTACGGTTCCTGAATAAACACCTGATGTTGGTGTTGTAGAAATACCTGAAAGTGCGGCCCCCATACTTTGGCCAAAGTACGTATTTACATCGTTAGTACCTTGGTAATAGTTAAATAATCCATAATACCATGGGTCATTTGTAGTTGCCGAAAAATTTGTAAATGCTTGGTTAACATTAGGAACACCAAACATCTCAGTAGAACCTGTAATGGTGTTCACCGAAGTTACACCCGTAGTACTAGTTAAAGTTGATGCGCTTGATGACCCCCAAAACATTGCCGTCTTACCTGAAGTAGATGAACTTGTTGCAAATAAAGTCATTTGATTTGTAAGGAAAGTTGACAAATCTTCAGAGATGGAAGAAGTCCCACCGTTAAACTCAGTATATGGGTTATAGAAATTACCACCTACGTTAATTGATGCAGGAACCGATGTGTAAGTTACCGTCCCTCCTGTTGTACCTGTAAACGTTACCGCAACTGGCCCCGTTGTTCCTGTTGCTTGTATTGTTGATGGGTCTACGTTACCAATAGTTACGATAGACCAAGATGGTCCAGCGTCGTAACCTGATAAACCTAAAACTCTTGTCACAAATAATTGATTTGATTGTGATAAGTAAGATTTAGAAATATATGCCAATTCGTATTTCGGAATTTGTGTATTAACAAATTTTTCAGGACTTGTTCCTCCAAAATAAGTTTGGAACTCGTCAAAATTTGTTATAAAAATAGGTTCAAATGCGGGTCCTTGTAGGGTTTCACCTACTACACCTAAAGTAGTTACACCAACACTCTGAGCCACAAACGTTAAGTCTCTTTCTGATGTGTAAACACCTGGAGAAACGAAAACCTTATTAGATGATGCCATGTTAATAAAAGTATTTTAAATTTATTTTTTATATATAAATACATCGTCAAATAACAAAAAACTTTACATTCCTATAATATTTATTAGGGAGTAAGAATAAATTCTGCCTTTTTTCTACCTACTATGAAAAAACCTGTTAAGAAAATAAAAAACCTAAAAATTGATTCAGAAATACACAATCAGTTAAAAAAATATTGCGATATAAACGGTTTAAAAATTTACAAGTTTTTAGAAAAGTTAATTATGGAAAATTGTAAAGAAACAAAAGATATCTACGGAGAATAGTTAAACCAAATACGCTACTGTTTTTATTTTAGCATCTGATATTAAATTTGATTTGGTCACAATAATTAAAAAGGTGTCTCCATTATTTATTTGTATTGTTGTTAAATCACTACCTACATAGTTTGAATTTAAATAGACA